TCAGGCCGAATGATCGGTGCTTCCGTTGCCGGACCGCACCGCGCGCCGGCCGCCGGGATGAACGACCTTGTTGAGGATCGCGTCGTCCCTGCCGATGACGTGACTGCTCCCGGCCACGATCAGCGGGTCGGCCGGGTCGACATTGACCTCGCCCTCCCCCTGATAGGGCAGACTGTTGAGGAAGTGGCGCATGCAGTTCAGCCGTGCCCGACGCTTGTCGTCGGACTTGACGATGGTCCAGGGCGAATCGGCGGTGTCGGTGAAGAAGAACATCGCCTCCTTGGCCTCGGTGTAATCGTCCCATTTGTTGAGCGAGGCCTTGTCGATCGGCGACAGCTTCCACTGCTTGAGGGGATCGGTTTCCCGCGCCTTGAACCGGCGGGCCTGTTCGTCGCGCGTGACCGAGAACCAATATTTGAACAGCCGGATTCCGGACCGGACCATCATCCGCTCGATGTCGGGCGCGGAGCGCATGAATTCAAGGTAGTCCGAGGGATTGCAAAAGCCCATGACCCGCTCGACGCCGGCGCGATTATACCAAGACCGGTCGAAGAAGACGATTTCGCCCGCCGCCGGCAGATGCTGGATATAGCGCTGGAAATACCACTGCGTCCGTTCCTTTTCCGTCGGCTTTTCCAGCGCGACCACGGTGGCGCCGCGCGGATTGAGATGCTCCATGAACCGCTTGATCGTACCGCCCTTGCCAGCAGCGTCGCGCCCTTCGAACATGACGACGATCTTCTGCCCCGTCTCCTTTACCCAATTCTGGGCCTTGAGCAATTCGACCTGCAGGCTGCCCATCTGCTTGAGATAGAGCTTCTCGTTCAGCCGGGACTTGTAGGGATATTCTCCGGTCTCGAATGTATGCCTGATGGCGTCGGGACTATGCCGCAGCGTGCGAAGATCGAGCGGCGGCGCACTTGCCTCCACCCGGTCTTCAGCCGGTACGGCAAGCGGCGGAATGGCGGCGCTGACCGCATCCATTTCCGGAACCGCCAGGCTCTCGTCGGTTGCGTGCCTGTCTTGGGTTTCGTCTGCCATGCGGTCCTCCGTTGATGTCCGATGTTGCAAGCAGAGCACAAAGCGAAGGATCACGCATTGACCGTAGTCAACTGCGGCAACAAACGTCCGGGGGAAATGGTGCTGCGAGAGAGGATTGAAAACTGACACTCTCCCAAAATATCGATCTTAAATGTTTGATATCATTCAATTATGTTAACGTGAGAAATCGCTAATTTGTAGCAGATTTTGCGGGTGGTTTTGTAGCATGCCGGCATGGACTGAGCTGCGCTGGCGCTCCCCACAATGAGAATTAGCCGCCAAACAGCGTCACAATGACGGCATATGCGAAGCAGGCCGGAAGCATCCAAAACAATATGAACGAAATTATCGGCCCGAGCTTCGGCGTGCCATCGTCTTCCGGTGGGTGCTTATGGTATCCTGAAACCATAAGGCTATGATCGCGGGCTTACAGGTTCTGGTCAAGGTGGCTTTGTCGCTCCACTAGCCGGCTCGACGTCCGGACCAATCGATAAAGAGCCGGCCATTGGCCACCCGATTTGCGATAGCTGCCTCGACAAACGGATAGTCTGACAGACTTATTAACGATGCGACGAACGCCCCTCTAACGCGGCCAACTGGTATTTCCGACGAGACTGTGTTCGAACCGCCTTGTGCGAACCGTAGCGTGTCTTCGATCAAAGCATGTGTCACTGCCCATTGGACTGCATCTTCGATTGCGTTCCGTTGCGAGGCAGAAAGTTTTCGAATGTCACTGTCAGCGTGGGTGAGTTTTTCTCGCGTCAAAATATCATCTCTGCTCTCAAGCATAGAGAAATAGCAGAGTATGTCGGCAAACCGGCGCTGTGTTCGGGAGTCGGCGTGCTGTATGCATTCCTTCAGATAAGGAATTAGCCTCTCTGGAAGCTTCATGAATTGAGTGCCGAACGGCCGTTTTGTCCCAACAATCAATGTTTCTTCGAAATTGATTTGAAGGTTGTTGCTGGCAATCGTCATCATCTCTGACAGCACTGCCGGCAGCACCGCACGAGCGGCAATCAGCGAGTTCTCACGCCGCTTGTCCTCAAGGTAAGTCGCATGTTCGAGCTGCTTTTTGTTGCCTGCCAATGCAATCCACGCCGCCGACAAGGTTAGAAGCGCAACAAGTAGGCTTCCGATAGCCGCGACCTTTGCGTCGTCACTGGCGACGATATCGAAACACATAAAGGCAACAAGAGCGATGCCAGTCGCGAAAACCGCGCCATCAACAAAGCTCCGCAATTCGACGATATCTGAAAAACGTTTGCGCTTCATGTCCGACTCTCGGTTCGTGGTGTAATTGTGAGTAGTCAGACGTTCCGGTCAAGGATGCCTATCAACACATCCTGCTCTCCCTTGTGGTCGCAAGCCTGACAACTGAGCTTGCGGCGAAGATTCAACAGATATTGATTGCCAACCTTCGCCAGCACGGCGCGCTTATCGAGCCAGCCGACGTGTCCACATTTCGTGCATTGGCCGCCGAGCACTTCCCATTGCGGCATGTCCCTGAGCGTGTTGAGGCTCTTGCCATCGTGCACGTAATAGGACTTGATGCCATGTTGGCGCGCGCTTAGATCGATGCCTTTCGGGTGGCGCATGAGGGACTCCATTCGCGGAATTCGTTCCTAGTTTGTTCTGCGATAGGAATTGAGTCAACCTCGCATCAGGACGGAGGGGTCGAATATTGCGCAAATGGTTGTCAGTAGTAATAGCTTTCAGCCTGCTGGTCGCTGGTCTGCTGGCGTTAGCTTGGCTTGTGCTTTTCGCAAAGACGTTCAGCCTATTGTTCGTAGCGTCGGCGATCACAGTCGCTGCATTAGCAGCCGGCTGGATATACGAGGACTGGACCGAGTGGTTTCCGCGACGATCGCTTTCGGAGTCCGAGAAAAAGCGAGGCGGGTTCAAGACCCTGCCGACGCTTCTCATGATAGTTGTCTTCGGCTTGTTCGCTTACATGGACTGGCCTATTTGGGTGCCCATATTCCTGGTCGCGGCCTATGCCATATCTGAACTCGAAAGCACCATTTGGAGTCTGCGATATGACTTGGAAAGACAGCGCGAAGAACTTGAAATAATGGCGACACAAATAAAGAGCCTCAATCGTCGCGTTTACGGGCTTGAGGACCACGATCGATAAAGGTCCGCCGATCGCCGTCGGCGGACCTTGCGTTTAGGGGGTCTGATCAGCCGCGATAGAGAACCGCGCCGTCGTCATCCACCTTGTCGATATTGTGCTCGACCATGTCGAGAATCTGCGCAGCGAGATCGTAGGCCGCGACTGCGTCCGGCGACGTGATCGCACGAGAGATCATGTCAGACATGTCGTGGATCACGAGATATCGAACCGGCAGGTCCGGGTAGCTCTCGGGAACGATGCTCATGAGCGATCCTCCGGTGAGACAGGGAGTCCAGGCGGAAGCCAATCGGCGATCTCGCTCATTCGAGCACCAATTTCGGCTACTTCGACTCCAGTGCAGTCTCGAAGTGCTTTGCCGTTTGGCATGATCGTGCCGAGAAGGTCGCCTTTCTTCTGTTGCTCTTTCATCCGCGCCGGAAGGGTGATGTGTTGCAGTAGATCGCTAAGCGGGTCGGGCTTGGTCGGCATGACGGGCATTATGCTGCCTCCTTGCTGCCATTGAGCCGGACGTGGTCCCTCACGATGAAATGGAGCGAGCCGAAATTGATGCAACTGCGATAGTCTCGCCGTGTGACGTGCGGCCGGATGCAACGGCGAAGGCGTTCCGGCATCGCGATGCGATGGCCGTCCAAAGGCTTGGCCGCTTCGAGAAGTTTGGCGCGGTTCTCCGACGTTGGCGCGTCGCCGAATCTTTCGATCGCCGATGTTGCAGCGTCAATCGCACCGGAGAACTTATAGTAGTTCGCGATGAAATCGCGAAGGTCGGTGCTAGCACCCTCAAGCGCTTCCGCCACAATGGCGATTTCGTCAGTGAGGGTCTTCGCGGGGTCCGGAGACTTGGCGTGTGCCTCAATCAGAGACGCAATCCACTCATAGCCCTCGACCACATCGCGCGCGTCATCGACGTTGTAACCGGCCGAGTCCGCAAAGCCGCGCGCATCGTCGGATTCAGCGTAGGCCTTGAGAGTTGCGAGAGGGCCGCGCTTGAGGTTATTATTGTCCATAGAAATATCTCCTGTGCTGTTGAGGTCGGGTGATCTTTCGGCGAGCGGCGTGGCGATGTTTGGAAGCTGATCCACGCTGCTCTCATTCTCTGATCTGTGATCGTCCTTCATTCATTCTCCTTTCAATCTGTATGTCGGGACGTCATATCGGGTGCTCTTGCTCAAGCGCTCCAATAACTTGTTGAGCTTGGCGAGTTCCGCCAATGCCTCTTTGCGTTTCGCAAGGTCGCTCATATCCATCGTCTCAATCTGAGCGATGCGCCTTGCGACTTGCTCTTTCTTATATTCGTTGATCTTGTGCGCGAGTTCGCTGGCAGCGTCGAACAACTGATCAGCCATACGTTCGAAGCGTCCGATTGATCCCCGGTTCGGGTCTTTCTCGTAGCCCTCGTCATGCTGGACCTGCCAATCCGGATCAGTATCGCCCTGGGCCTCGAAGTCAGGAACTTTCAAGCCTGCCCAATCAAGGGCGGCTTCAATGAAGCTCCAATCGTCCATCCAGTCCGAGAACTTGACCGTAGCAATGGCGTCTGTGGGATCGCCTGCCTGAGCCAATTTCTCTGCTTTCCTCTCCCGATAGCGGCGTTGGCGTTCTGCCGCTGATATCGCCATAACGTCTCCTTTTCGTGTTGTGACCGTCACTGTCATAGTCTGTGTGTGACAGTGACGAGATAGACCGCCCCGACGATGATTGCAAGAGGCGCGATGAAAGAATCTAAGAATTTTCGTCGCGGCAATACTCCGGCCAAATGCCGGCACGTTCCCCGAGCGCTAGAACGACGGCGTCACGCTGGCCTTCAAGAATGCCACTCATGAACGAATTGATGATGAAATCGACGAGCCGGTAGTAATCCTCGTCGGGCATATAAATATCTTGCATCAGTGTTCCTCTGGTATGCGTTACGACAACCGGAGGAATGATTCATGTCGCAACGATTAGCAACTACAAGAACTTAATAGTAACTAATCGATACATCAATATTGACTGATCTTTTGCTTCATGTCGTATTGAAGATGCTTTCAATGATATCCAGTTCTCTTTGCGTGAGATCGCGGTCGGTGCCGGCAATGAGGTCCGCAATCTGCCGATCGATAGAAACGGCCATAGAAGGCCGCTGAGAGTCATCAGGTGCCGGCGCGGTGTCTGAGACTCCGGAAGTGGTCGGTGACTCTCCTTGGGCTTCTGTAGCCGGTTCTGAGTCTTTAGGCTTCTTAGCTTCCATGCGCCGGCGATTGTAGTCGTCTTCGGTCGCCTTCCTGAGATCGGCCGAGACATAGAAAATCTTCTTGGTGCCGAGAAGTTCGGCCGTGCGCTCGGCTTCCTTATGGCAGTAGCCGTGCCAGCCGATCGCGTCATAGAGTTCCTGGGTGTCACACTGCCGGCCGCTGCCTAGGCCGGTCACAACGCCACCGGCTTTCTTCAAGGCGCGCCGGAAAGCCTTCATCGTATCGTCATTGATCGCCGGAAGCACGGCAAAGCCATGGCAATGGAGACGGCCAAGGCGCGTAAACTCGAAAATGAAGGCGAGCGGAAGCGCCTTGCCGAACTCGTCTTCCATGGCGTTGTTGATCAGCCGGGACAGGACACGAGCGGGATCGCGGCCGTTATTCCCTGCCTTCATCAACTGCTTCGCCCGCTTCGCTGAGAAGTTCAGGCTGAACGCGACGGACGTGACTTGATGCTGCGCATAGCTGCAAAGCTCCCGGCGTCTGTCCGCTAGAGAGAGTGAGGGCCACAAGCACGACGGCACGGACCTTTCCGGAAGACGTTCGCGCCGCTTCGCCTCAAATGCCTCTTGCATGATCTGCAACAATGGCTTGCGCTTCACATGGACAGGCGCAGGGGCGTCATAGGTGCCGTTATCAATGGCAGCGAAAATGGCGTCGAGGTCTATGTCGTCTGTAGGGGTATTGGAGGGAGGGGTTATGGGGTTAGAAGGGCTAACTGGACCTTCACCTTCCGGCATACTGTCAAACGCGCGGAAATCACCGGATACAGCCGAATTTGGCGCGTCCGAAAAATGACCTGTTTCCGGGTTACTGGATCTAAGGATTGAGTCTGATTGTCTGGCGTCAATTGAAGTCGCGTATTGACTTTCCACGCCAGCGCGGTAATATAGCGTCATTCACTTCACTTCGCTTCATTGAACGGCGGTCCTGCAAAGACCGTCGTTTCTTTTTGTTCGCTTGGTGCATATTGTGCCACGGCTCCGGAGAGGTCGCAAGAGCTTCAAATCGTTCAGTGTCCGTTAGTAGAATTGATACTGAACGGCGAATTTAGACATTATGGTGTTGATTCAATACTCTGAGCGCGGTATAATTTTGGTATCAAGACGACGGGACGGCATCCCCGGCGTCTGGACATCGGGTAGAATGCGCCGACGTGGTTTCCCCTCTTTCCACGTCGGCGTTTTCGTCTCAGTCGAGGAGGAAGCTCTCGACAAAGGTCGCCGTCACCTTGCGGTGCCCGGAATCGGTGTCGTCGGTCCATTCCTCACATACCCATTTCGTCGGCGTCGTCTCACGCGGCGGCGTGTAGTAGAACGGCGTGGTCTTTGTGATCGGCATAAGGAAGCCGGTGATCTCGTCAGCCCATTCATCGGTGAGCGTGTCCCACGACAGGGAAAGCTTGCGCCGGCGATAGTTGACGCCGTTTCCGACAGGCTGGCTGTAGCCGTCGCCGAATTCAGCGGCGAGCACGTTGTAATCGACACGTCGGCCGACGCCACCGGATGATGGATCAATGGGCGGATTGAAGGTTGCGAAAGCCATAGCGTTACCTCCGGTTCAACATGTTACCGACACGCATTTGCGATTGCAGTTCTGAGACGACTACGCCGCGCATGGTGCCTTCCATCTCTTTCGCAACCTGTTTCGCGAGATCGGCGTTTTGCTCCGGAGTGCCACCTCCGTTCGTATTCACCGTCACCGGCGCGTTGATCGTGATCGGCTGCGCAACATTGACGTTTGCCGCTTTTGGCTCTTTGCGTGCGAAGTTCGGCCGATCGCCGACGTAGCCGCCGGATGCGAAACCCTTGAGCGCTTGCCGGTGCAAAGCCTCAAGATTGGCAACGCCAATGTTCCGGGTTGCTTTGGCGCTCACGACATATTCACCACCATGAACGATACCCTTCGGCTCATACTTCCCGCCGTCGCCGGTGTAGCCGCCACTGGCGAAGCCGAGCAAGCCGCCAAGGATGCCGGTGCCGCCAGCGGTGCCAAAGAGGCCGGCAAGCGGACCTTGACCTAGCAGGGCGGCGCGAAGTGCGGCGTCAACCAGACTGTTGGCGAGGCTTCGCACGGCGTCCTGCAGCGATTGCGTGCCGGTGAGAAGGCCAGACAGCGACGACGTGAAGCTCTCGGCAAAGAACTTGTTCGCGTCCTTCAATCCTTCCGTCGATTTCGAAACCTGTTGGTTCTTCTGGTTTAGCTGTTCGGTCGTGGTGATCTGCTGACGAAGCTTCGCGATCTCTTGATCAGACAACGAAATGCCGGCTCGCTTGGCCTGTTGAAGGCGCTCGTAAATCTCAAGCTCGATACGCTTCTGAGATTCCGTCATACCGGCGAGGCTCTGTTCAAACTGCGCCTTGGAAAGCCCTTCCTGCACTGCCTGATTGAGGTCACGGCGCGCGTCGGCCTGCTGCTTCAAAAGCTCTGTCTGGCGCTGCTGTGCCGGCGACGGGTCAAGCTGCTGTGCTGCGGTCGGGGTGCCGTCATAGGCGTTACGGATCGTGCCTTCATCGACACGGCGCAAGCCTTCCCATTCGTTGCGAAGGCCGGCCACGTCGTTACCGCGACGGCGCAAGAGGGCGCGCGCAAGCTCGTCCTGGGTCGCCTCGTCAAAGAGCCGATCGCGCGGCAAGCCGAGTTCCTGAATAAGGCTTTCAAGCGTCCGGCCGGTGATCTGGTAACGGCCAAGGGCGGAAGAGCCTTGACCGTTGCCATAGAGGGCGCGGTTTGCCGGGTTAGCGAGCATCTGGTTTTGCAGGGCGCGGACCTGATCAAGGGTCATGCTGGTTAGGTTGACCGCGCCGCCTGTCCAGCGGCCATAGTCCAGCGTCTCATTATAACCGCGTCCACGGTCGGTGCCTTCGGCCGCACCAATAAGGTCAAGCATGTTTGTATGCTGCCCATAGGTGGCGACACTACGGGCGCGGTTGGCGATATCGGTTGCCTGCCATACTTCGCCCATGGAACGGGCGTTCCTCACGGCATTCTGATATGCGGTGTTGATGCCGTTGGTCTGCGCAAGCGTGTCGAGTTCAGCCTTGAGGCCGGGAACCATGTTCTTGAGTTCACCGAGCGCGGCGGCGAACTTCTTGGCCGCGTCGGTATTGCTGGCGAGTGCCGGATTGAGCTTATTGCTCGCCGTGCTCATGTCCTTGAGGGCGTCGTTAAAGGCTTTGCTGCCACCGCCAAGCGCGAGAATCTGTTCCTCGATTGCCTTGAGCGCGGTTTCGAGGTTCCGGATTTCGGCCTCTTTCAAGAAGCTGTCGCCAGCCTTCTCGCGCTCGATATCGGCTAGGATTTGATCACGTTGGGCCTGTAGGCGCTTTAGCTGTTCGGCCGGCGAGTTGTAGATATCGGTGAGGCGCTGGCTTTCGTTGGTCGGGCCGTTGATCGTGTCGATGATCTTCTTTGCGACCTCGACGCCTTCGATTGCCATCCCCTTGGCGCGGACCATGAAGTTGCGCCACATGGATTCCCATGCCGCGTCCACCTTCTTTGCGGCTTCGATTTGCTCATCGGTGAAGGTCGCGGCCTCGCTGCGGAGCTTCTGGATTTGCTCGACAGACAGGCCGAGTAGCTTTGCCATTTGCTCTGCGCCGGTGCCGCCGAATATCTCATCAAGGATGCGGGTCTGGCCTGCAGGGTCAATTTTGCGGAGCTTGCCGATGATCTCATCGAGGAAGCGGCTGGGGTCTTTCAAGCGTTCCGCAACTTCGGTCGCGGTGTAACCGAGCCGCTTAAAGGCCTCTTCGGCGCTGCCCTTTCCGGTTCTGGCGAATTCGTCGCCTCTAATATTCAGTTCCTTGAGGGCGTCGGTGACGCCGTCGATGGTCGCGCCGGTGGCACTGGCAACATAGGTCCATTGCTGCCACGTCTTGGCGCTCACGCCGGCCTTACGTGCCTCACGATCCACTTCGGCAATAGAGCCGGCGATTTCCTTGAAAGCTAGCGCCGCGCCGCCGACAGCGACAAGCGCCGCGCTTCCACGCTGGAAACCGGCGAACATCTTTTCGAAGGTCGCGCCGATGCGGCCGGCCGACGATGCATAGGCGTCTTCCATCTTCTTAGCGGACTGGCGGGCGCGGCCTTCCATTTCGGTCGAGCCGCGCCGATGGACGGCGTTCGCCTTGGCGATACCCTTTTCGAGCTTGTCGATACGGGCCTCGATATCAACCACAAGGCCAGGAAGATTCACGTCGGTCGTCATTGGCTATTCCTCAAATCATGAAAACGGGGCCGCCGCGCGAGAACCGGCTTTCGCCGGCAACGGCACGCGAGATTGCGAGCGCCGACGCGATAGCGCCGTCGATATGGTTGCTGTGGCTGGTGCCCTTGTGCATGGTCGTTAGCTCGCCGGCATTGGTGGCGCGCTTCACGACGACGCTCTCAAGGTGGTTGCGCAAGATCGGGTGCGCGCCGTGGCGGATGCGCCGGCCGTTCACGACGCGCTCAAGGTCGCAAATCGGGCCATGCATATTCTTCGGCGTCTGCGGGACTTGCAGCACGTCGATTCCGTGATCGATGAGCTTCGCCATTAGCGGGCCAGCGAGTGACGGGTCGAAAGCGACTTCCTCTACTTGGTAGGTCGCGCAAAGCTCAATGATGAAATCCGCGATGGTGTCCGGCTCAATGACAGGGCCTTCCACGACGTTGAGCAATTTCTCGTCTCGCCAAGCCGGATAAGGGACTTGCTCAAGCCTCGCCTTCTCGTCCAAGCCTTCGGATGGCAGGAAGAACCACGGATGGACAGATATGCGGTCGTCATCGTGCTTCCACGCGGCGACGATAGCGGTCAAGTCACCGGAGCGCGACAGGTCCACGCCAAGCCAGCAAGGAAGCTGTTCAAGTTCGGCCGGATCGAAGTTCGGATCATGGCCGGCGTCATATACCGCCATATCAAAGAGCGGATCGCGAGACGCGGCCTGCCAGACGTTCAGACTGAGTTGCTGGAACTGATAGCGCGCCGGCGGGCTGTTTTCGGCTTCCCGCGCCTTGCCGCGAAGCCCGACGATGTTCGGGAAGCCAAAGGGAAGGCCGGGGTTCGCCTTCGTCCAGGTCGATTCATCGCGCCAATCATCGTCACCGTCAAGCTGGAACAAAATCGGCAACACGGTCGGGTCGTCAATCTCGCCGGTGGCGACCTTATAGGCGTAATCATATTGCTCAAAACCGAGCGTATCCTGACCACGGCCGGCGGTGGTGCAAATAATCGTGAGCGGATCGGTGACTTTGGTGGTGCCGGAATCCAGTGCTTCCCAAAGGTCGCGGCCCTTCCATTGGTGGATCTCGTCCACAAGAATGAAGTTCGGGGTCGTGCCGTGCTGCGCCTTGCCGTCGCTGGAAATCGCCTTGAGGGTCGCGCCGTTCTCGCGGTTCAAGATTTGCTTCGCTGAGTTGAACGCATCATTGATCTTCGTCGCAGCGACGAGGTGCTTGTCGAGCCGGACGATGTTCGCGGCCTCGCGGAAGCCGATGCCGGCTTGCTCGCGGTCGCACGCGGCGAAGATCACCTGTCCAGCCGGAACTGTCTCGGGGCCGAGAAGATGCAAAAGCGACCACGCGGCGGCATGGCTGGTCTTGCGGTTGCCACGGCCGAGCATCAGGAAGACTTTCTTGACGATGCGTGTGCGGTCGGGATGGCGCGGCCCATAGATGGCGCGCGTCATGCGTTCGAACGGCTCGTAAAGCTGGAACTTCTGCTTTGGCGCTGTGCTCGCCGGATGCTTGAGGGCGCGCAGGAAATCGACGGCGTCCTGCCCATAACCGAAAGGGTCATCGATCGGGCTGCCGTCATAAATCCAGTGCGGAAATGCGCTCTTTTTCATCGGCGGTTCCAGCCAATGGCGAGCGGGTTGTCGTCTTCGTCGTCATCGTTGGCGACGGAGCCGATACGGGCGCGCGAGGTCGGCGTAAGGCCATATTCGGCAGCAAGCTGACGGGCGGTCTGCATGTAACGAATTTGAAGGCCGGCAAGCTTAAGATCGGGAATGGACATGTCGGCGAGCGCGTCCGCGATCTGGTTGACCGCGCCGACGGCTGCGCAATAGTTCTCGACGCCGGCAAGGTCGGCTTCGGTGATGACACGGCGCGCGATCAACTGTGGAAGAACGCGCTTCCATTCGGCGCGCGCGTGCTTGTTCAACCGCTTTGGCGTCGGCGGCACTTTGGCGAGCGCTTCACTGTCCGGTGACAAGGCGGGCTTGATGCCGCGCAAATGCGTCATTCGATGGCCTCTGCCCTGATCTCGAGGCCGGCGCGAATGCCAAGTTCGGCGATAGCGGTCACATTGAAGTGTCGGCCACGATGGCGGATGCGATCGGCCGTGGTGAGGCCGCCGAAATAGCGCGTGCGGAAAGTCGTGCCAACAGTGCCGGCCTCGCCATAGCCGGTGTCTGCCTCATCGGTGACGTGCTGCACGACTTCGGCGCGGACGGTGCCAACGTCGGCCCACGTCGTCACCTCATAACCGGCGTCATCTGTCGTCGCGACCTTGCGCTCAATCACGATGGCGCTCGAAAGCTTGCCGGCCCTCATACTGTCCACCTCATGACGGCTTCGACAGACAAGACGCCGTGACCATATGCGGGGTCAGGGTCGCGCGGATAGACAGCGCCGGTGACTTCGAAATGGTCACATTCCGCGCCGGCAATGGTGAGCTTCGAATCGAGCGCCTGGGTGACGGCGAACGCGATTTCCTTCGCCTTGCGCTCACCTTCATTGAGCGTCCAAATGTGGATATCTAGATAGACGGTGGCCGCGCGCTGGGCGGTGTAGTCGTGACCCTGCGCGATCGTTTGGCCGTCGCTCATGATGATGCAGGGCGTCTTTTCCGGCCGCGTGCTACCGCTACGGATATGGGTTGCCGGCACGAGCGCGAGAACGGCCGGCACGTCGAGAAGTCGCGAACGGATAGCGGTCTGTAGGGCGAGCGTCGGTTCGATCATTTCTTGAGAACCTTACTGATTGCGGTGGTCCCGGCGCGTGCGATCCGTCGCTGGAATCGAAGCTTGTTGAGGCGGATTGACGGGCGCATGAACGGTTGCGCCTCGACTTTCACGGTTCCGAATTCCACGAAATGGCCGTGTCGCATTTGCTCATTGCCCACGGTGATAAGAACCTGATTGACTTTGGCCGTGCGCTTGCCGCCGCCGGCCGCATATGCCGGGGTCGTCTCGCCGGGGCCGGTGACAACGATGCTGTCGATAAGTGCGCCGGTGTCGCGGGACGCTTCGGCGAGCGTGCGCATGGTCGCCGCGACTTCCTCGCCGCTGGTAATGAGTGCCGGTCGCACGGCCAATATTACGGCGTCGAGAACGCCATTCAGCGCGTTCTCAAGGTCGCGGCTCTGGTCGGTGAGGCTCTTATTCCTGTTCGCGGACATAGCCAGTCACCTCGATTCGATGGGCGCGGAGCGCGTCGGCCGCGCCGTAGGGGAGTTCATTGACGCCAGCGCCGACGATCGCGGCCTCACGGTTCGCATACGCATGGGCCGCAAGCTGCAAGATGGCCTGTTTGATGTCGGCCGGGACTGGCGTGAAGTCGGCGAGCGGCTTGCCCATGATCGTGGCGGCCTGGGCTTCGGCCGCGTCGATATAGAGCTGCAATAGTTCGTCGGTGCCGGTTGCAAGCGTGCCGAGCGCGTCGGAATCGATAAGTTCGTCGCTGCTGATATGCGCCTTGAAGAGCGCAAGGGTGATGATGCTCATTCGTTCATGACCTTGTTTGAAAAAGTTATTTTCGGGCTGTCTTGTGCGGTGCTCCCCCCGCCGGTCCCCTTAGAAGCGGAGAAATTGGAAGCCACCCCCGGGTTCTTGGCGTAGCCAGTTCCACCCATTTCGATCGCGGCAATCATGCCGAGCTTGGAGACGCGATTGGAGAAGCCGGTGTAAGAAATGCCGAGATGATCAGCCCATTCCTGCCTTGTCAGCGTTAAGCCGTTATAGGTGAAGGCCTTTGCGGACGCGCCGGCTCCAGTGGAGCGACCCTTGCGGATCGCGGCTTCCATGCTGCCGAGTTTCTTCGCGCGAGCGGACAGGGACGCAACCGCTATTCCGAGGTGGTCCGCCCATTGAATGGCGGTCATAGCTTTTCCGTCAACCGTGTGGAGTTCGGTGGTGATAGGGGTGCTTCGTGTCCGCCTAGCCTTCGCACCCTTGACCGGCGTCGCCGCATCCGACCGAATGCGGCGCTTCGGATGCAACGCCATAGTCTTGCCGGCCTCGCCATAGACATTGATTAGGAGTTCACGGCGGCGCTCGTCCTGTTTCTGCCTTGAATAGGCGAGCGCGCGTTGAAGGGCTTGCTCGCTTTCGCGGCGGAATTCTTCGGCGTCAATTTGGCGGGCGCGCTCTGCCTTTGTCACTGGTTGCGCTCCCTTGCTGCATCTTCGGCATTGCAGCGCTGGCAACCGGGACGCCAGTTGCCTTCGACCATGCGGAGATCAGGGCGCGTGCGGATGGATTTGATATGGCGCACGAGAACGGCCGGTGCGCCACATGCGCAGCGCTCATTGCCGGGACGTGCGAGGAAGGCTTTGGCGGCGCGCTCCCATGCTGCATCGTAACCACGAGCACGAGCATGGGGCCGGCGTTGGTCGTGGCGTGCCTTGCGTGCGCGATCTTGCTTGATCTGGCATTGGCAGCGGATGCCATGCGGGACAACAGCGCCGCACGAGCAAAGGCGGGGCGGACGGATGGTCATGCGCCTGCCGCCAATCTGGCATTCAGGGCCTTGAGCTTGTCGCGTTCGAATGCCGGATCATGGCCTAGCTCTTCGACGCGCTTGAGTTCGTCGGCGCTGTAAACGGCCGATGTCTTGTCCGGGGTTTCGCTGCCGTCGCCATGGATGGCGCGGAGCATGGCATAGCGGCCATTGCGTGCGACAAGAATTTCGGCCGGGATTGCGGCCCATGCTGCGCCGGGAGTCCAGCCAAGCCAGCCGGTGGCAAATTCGAAAAGGTCGGTGAGGTTTTCGACGTGAGTGCGCGGCTTGGCCGTGGTGGCGCTTTTGGTCGGTGTCTTCTCGTCCGGCTCATAGTCCAGGCCAAGCGAGATCATGATGAATTCGGCGAGCGCCGGTGTGAAGGCGCGGAAATTGACAAGGCCGTCCTTGCTGACAGCGGCCATAAAGTCGTCGGTGCGGCGGTAGTCATCGCAGCCGAGCGCGATGAGATACCGAAGAGCGGTGATGTTGGTTTGCTCAAGATGGTCAAAGAGATCGGGCATCGTATAGCGTTGCGCGATCAACAGTCCGGCTAGCAGGCACGGCCGAAGCGGCACGGTGTTTCCACCGTGCGAGATTTCGATTGCGTCATATGCAAGCCGGACTGTCATGATCAGGCCACCGGCGCGATTGCAGGATGGCCGAGGACGGCGACGGCCGAAAGCGCGATGGACGTGCCGCCCGCCTTGGTGACGACGGCGCGCACGAACTTCTTGCGCTTCGAACCGATGTAGCCGACGCGGTAGATCGTATCGGCGGCAAGGGTTGCCGGGACGGTGCCAAGCTGGTCGGCTGCGGCAACGTCGGTGAAATCGGCGCTCGCGGTCGTGTCGCTTTCCTGGAGCTTGACGCCGAAGTCACCGGCACCGACGATTGCGCCGGTGTTGATGACGATCAGGGCGGAGTCGAAGCCGGCGAGTTCGATCGCAGCACCGTTTTCGGCTGCGGATTTGACGGCCGGGGCGAGCGCCTGGACGGCCTTGTTGTCGTGGTAGGTATCCTTCATGGGGCGTCTCCTTAGTTGGCCGCGATCTTGAGGAACTTGATGGCGTTGAAGTCGCCGGCACCGCCACCCACGCGCTTGTAAGCGTCGAAGATCACGAAGCCCTTCCGGGTGACTGTGTCGCGTTCGGGCTTAATGCCCTGCCGGTCAACGATGACGTAGCCCTGCTTGAAATCGCCGAAGGCGACAGGTGCGGCGTTCGCGCCGATGTCGGGCATGTTGTCGTCGATCTCGACGCGGTAGCCGAGAAGCGGGTGTTCGATACCTTCGATGAGGTTGCCGGTCGGTGCCCAAAGGTAATGACCGTTGCCATCCTTGATCTGGCGCAAACGGACGGCGGTGTTGCCGTTCATGACGAAAACAGCATTCGACTTGTAGGGACGGCGCAGCGTGGCAACGAGCTTGATCAGGGAGTCGGCAAGCTGAGCGTCGGTAGGCGCAGAAGCATGGCCGACGGCAACATACTGGAACTTGCCCCAATCGCGGACGAAATCCCTTTCAGATGCCAGCGGATACGACAGAAGGCCCTTAGGGCTGTTGTCAGTGCCGTCGCCGGTCATGAATGCCTCGCCTTCGGTTTCGGCGAAGTCGTGCACGACATTGTTCACGAGCCAGCCGGCGAGATCGATTGCGGCGTCTTCAAGGATGGTGCGCGTTGCCACCGGAGCGGCATACATTTCAGCGACTCCATACGAGTGCTTGATCAGGTCCGGCTTAGCGGTGTCCTGCGGACGGTCTTCGCGTTGCGTCACCCACTGCGCGCCGCGTTTGCCCTTCGAATAGAAGCGCTCGTAAGTGTCACCCGAAATGCTGACGACTTCGGCGAGGCCGCGCATCGGCGACAGGTCGGTGACGAGCATGCGGATCGTGTTGTCCACGGTCGGCAAGACGAAATAGCCGCCGTCGAGATTGTTGTCGGATGCGATCGCCTTCACTTCGGCGTCGGAACCGGAGCGCATGAAGCTCGCAAGCGCCTTTCGCTCTTCGTTGCTGTTGTCGGCGTCGGGATGATTGTTGTTTGCGCCGCGAAGCCGGTTTGCCTTGGCTTCGATGGCGTCCATGCGGGATTTGATCCCCTTGAGTTCTTCGGCGCTTACTACGGGATCACTCTTATGTTCCTGTATGTCCTGTTGATGTTCATGTTCCATTCGGGATTCCTCATTGATGGATTTGACGACGGTGACGCGCGCGCCGGGATGAACCGGACGGCGGCACAAGCTGATTTCTGTGACTGTGATGGACTTGAAGACGCGGCCACCTTCGGCGCGCGGTTCAAAGCCGGTGTGGCGGAAGCCAATGGACAAGCCTTTGATGCTGCCGGCCTTGAGGGCACGGTGAGCATCACGAGCGGGGCCGATGCCTTCCACGAACAAGCGGCCTTTGACTTCAAGCCCCTTGTCGGTTTCGGCAAAGGTTTCCCAGATGCCGATTGCTCCCTTGCCTTGCTCATGTTCCATAAGCATCGGAAGGGTATTGATGGAGCCGAAAGCTCCCTTTTCGATCACGTCGCCGACGCTGTCGGGACCGGAGAACGGCCAAGCGAGGCCGGTCACGGTGCCGGTTTCGTCAATCGAGAGATCAGCTTTGATTTCGAGAATGTCGCTCAATGGGTGGCTACCTTCCAACTTTCAATGAGGCGAGTGAGCAGCGGCTTGCGGCGCGTGTTCGACATGCGCGTCAGAACGAAGCGCCGAGTTTCGGGACCAAGCCGTGCAAGCCAGTCGACATTCTCCGGCGCGTCCGGATGGTTCAAAAGCTGGTATGAGAGGGTCATCTTGTCAGGCAGCCAACTCATGAAGGCACCTGCACTTGTCGCAAATCGTCCTGGGGATCGATCGGTGCTACCGCCTCCGGCGTGCCAAACCAACGCGCGTCAAGGATATCGATCGCGAGCGGCACGATTTCAGAGAACGGCCGATCTTTGACATAGGCGGTCACAAGCCTGTCGGCGACCTCTGGCGACGTGCCGCCACCGATCAGGCCGCATCGGATAATTTCCCGGTGATCGGACGCACGAAAGTCGGCCGCAATCACGCGCTTGTAGAGTGCGCCGATGCCGACGCCGGTCTTGTGCTGTAGCTCTTCGATCATGGCGTCGGTGAGCGCAAAGGTGTAAATCGCGTCACCGAAAAAGGTGGTGTGTTTCATCAGGACCGCTCCCCGACATAGCCACCATTCGGGAAGCGCGGCAGGCGGTTGAACGCCGCCGCCAGCTTTGCCGCTGCGTCTCGCTGCTTGTCGGTCAAAGCGGGGTCATTCTTGATGAGATGCACGCGAGCGACACACTCGGCGAGCACCTCAACATAATCGTGGCTCATTCGGTTTCTTCCTTCGAAGCAGGTGCTTCGGGTTCGGCCGGCGCGGCCGGCGTGGTCGTGGTGATGTGCGGATTTGAGAGGCTGTCACCGTCCGGGTGTGGCGGCAGGTTCATGCCGCTGCGAACTTCATTGGAAGTCATGACACCCATGCTGCGATACTGGCCGTAGGCGGTCGCACGGGCCGCGAAGTCAGTCGTCAAAAGGTCGTCGGTGACGAATTCGACATAGAGCGTTTCGCGCTCTTCCGGCGTGAGAAGGCAACGCGCATAGGCCCATGCCCATTCCGTCAACCACGGCTTGAGCGTCATGGTGTAGAACTGGCGGGCCATTTCTTCGGTGTTTGACCAAGTGCCGCGCGTGAGTTCAAAGAGCATTGTCGGCGGGATGCGGAAGACGCGCGCGATCTCGCGGACCTGCTCGATCTTGTTCTCGTAGAACTGAGCATCGGCGAGAGTGGTGGATAGGGCTTGATAGGTGCGGCCACCGTCAAGAACCGCCGTGCTGCCGGCATTCTTGCCGGAATGGGTGCTAAACCAGTCTTTCGCCAAATCCAGCTTCTGCTGTGGCGACATTACCTTTGTGTCCATAACGATGCCGGATGGGCGGCCACCGTTTGCAAAGAGGCTCGCGATATGGCGCTCGAATGCGATGGCGAGGCCGATGGCTTCGCGGCCAAGCTTGATCGGCGAGACACCGCCGATCGGCCGAATGTGGAGCATGTCGGGATATTCAACGCGAATCTGTCGGCCGCGCTCAACGGTGACACGATAGAACGGTGTGCCGTCGTCTTCGGCGTCGTTTTGCACTGTGGAAGGGTCAAGCCTCAACAGTTCCAGCGGCCGGCCGTCGCCGGCACGATTTACGAGCGCATAGCCGTTGCCGCGCAATAGGGCGTCGAAGGTGAGATCGCGGCGAAGCTGAGCGGCCGACGTGAACGGGTTGGCCTCATCATGAATGAGCTTGTAGGCAGCGTGGTTGCGTGCGGTTTCCTTGGTGCCTTGCTTGAAGAGCTTAGCCGGAAGATCGCCGACCTTCTCAGAAATGATTCCGACTGCACAAGCAACGGCTGGAACGCGCATCGCGCTTGCCGGTCCAACTTCGATATTGGATGCAGTCGAGACGCCGCCAAATAGCTCATAAGCCAGTGGATCGGTGAGCGTAACAGATTTCTGCTCTTCGCGAGAGAATCCGAGTGCTTTCGCTAGACCCTGAAAGGGTGCGATCATTATTGCCAAGCCTCATTCGATTAACTTGGCAATAGTGTCTCATGGGTGATTCGGGGCGGTCAAGCAAAATGTTATGTAATAACGTAACAAAATTAAGCAGAGCGCCGGTGCTAATCCGGCGTGTCAGAATTAGTGAGATTATAGGGCGGAAGCTTGTCGATCGCGGCCTTACGGGCCTTCAAAGTCACGTCACCGTAGTTGTCGCCGGCAGTCTTGCTGGCATGGCCCTGAATCGCGTCAATAACGCGCGTCGCGATACCCTCTTCATTCGCGATGGTCTTCATCCGGTGCCGCCATGCGTGGTTAGGCTGCAACCCCTCGGGTATCACCTTGATCTCCTGTAGCCATTCACTCACACGGCCGGCGACGGTTCGGGCTGCGCCTTTGAGTTTTGTCGGGTCTGTCGTGGTGTGGAACAATGGGCCATCGGATGCCGCGTCGAGGAAGTCGAGGAAGCCAAGTTCAATGATCTGCGCATGTAGTGGCACGTCGCGATAGTCGCCGGCCTTGATACCGCCAGCGTCCGGACGCAAGCGCATAACGGTCGTGTCGCCTTCCTTTCGGAAATCCTGCTTCCGCAGTTGGGTGATTTCCGCGATGCGAGCGCCAGAGAAGGCGCACAAGACCGAGGACCATTTCTTTGCCGCCGATAGGCCGGCGCTTTCGGTCGTGGATTTGACGCCGGTGTCTTTCGGCACATAAGCGAGCGTTGCTTTTAGGATTGCGATTGCTTCGGCTGTCGTGAAGCCTTGTTCGCGGCTGCGCTGCTTTTTTGGAACTTGCTGCTTAACCCTTTCGGCGACGTTCTCTTTGATCTTGCCTTCCTCTACTGCCCAATTCAGGACGGCGTGGACGGCCGGCAGATAGACCTTGCCGACTGTCGCGGCCGAGAGGGTATTCAGCTTCTCATCGCGCCAGTTGCGCAAATCCTGATCGGTCATCTTGAGCACGTTGTCGTGTTTCAGAAATGCTATCAGGTCGTCAAAAACAGGTGCCCATCGCTTCATAGCCTCCGTGCCCTTCCCCACCTTGGCACGGCTGGCGCTGTATCCTGTAACTAACTTTCGGAGCGATATCGGTTCCGGTTCGTCTGCCTGTAGCAGTTCCGGCGTTCTAACGTCCGGCGGGTATGCCTCGCCCTTGTCCCGGCTCTGCGATATGGCAAGCGCGTCGAGCCGGACACTCGCGAGGATTTTCAGAAGGTCGTCACGCTTACCGGCCGGGGTCTGCGATGCCGCTTCCAGCATGTCGGCAGCGTAGCCGATAAGCGACTCTGCTTCCTCGCCGGTGATGATGCCAGCCGCGACAAGCCGAAGCTTGTCGGCATAGATGCGATCTTGATTGGGCAGCGCTTGGCGACGGCCCGGAACCCGCTCGATAAGATCGGCGTCAAGTTCGTATTTGAATGCCAGCTTCGCCGCATTGGCTATCGTCGTCCGGTGCAATGTCAGCCCATCGGTCGGCGCGCTGGTTGTCGCGGCTCGAAATTGAAGTTCGGCGCGGTCTAGCCGGTCATGGAAGTCCGCAAGGATGGCGTGGGATTTCTTGAGCGCCGCTCGTAGGTCCGCACCTAAGAACGCCTCTAGGGTCGTTCCTTGCGGTGTGCCATCCCCTTTCAGAACGAAAGGTCGGAGCCTAGGCGGGATAATGATGCGCGCGCGGTATTGGCCGCGATAGTAATCGATATGCTTGGGGAGCCGCTGCTTGTCCTGCTTCAT